CCATATCGCATTAACCTCGTCTGCGGCTGTCGTACCGTCAGCGTCTACATCGGTGAATATCTTCTCACCAATCCTTACCGCCATCTGATTTGCTATCTGTGTTTTTGTGGCCATGTGTACCTCAAAAGTATGGGCAGAGCCGAAGCCCTGCCCTTATTGTTATGCTGGTGCTGTTACTGTTGGCTGTGCTGTTAGGCCATAGCATCCAAGTATAATCCAACCTACTGTATCGTCTACATACATAAGCGTAGCTGTGTCGCCAGCGTCTGCGAATACTATAGTTGCCCATCCGGTCGCTGTAGAGTTTGTGCCGCCCGTTAATGTCCCTGCTCCGCCACCGTCAGTGTCTAATGTTATAGTTAGTATCTGTCCAGGCGTCCCATCTACAATAGTCAAGTCCTCTGCGTTTCCACCAGTTGTCTTCTGTACATTCGAGTGAGTCACTGGTATAGCAAGCGAATCAGCCGCAGACGTAGTAGTTCCCTGCGGTTGTACTGCACAAGTCTTGGCCCAATTCAACGCTTTATCCTTAGATGGGTGACCCATCCAAGCATACCCATTCTTGAACAACCCTTCAGTTATTCCTCTTAATGTAAAAGCCATGATTTATTCCTTAAAGTTATGGGGCGGGGTTTAAGCCGCCCCGTGTTATTATTTCACTGCGTACTTCTGTACAAAACCTAATAAATCTACCGTCTTAAAGTGACTGCATTTGATTGAAGGGTCAACCCAGATGTCATATCCAGCTTCTCTTGCTTTATCGAAGAAGTATATATCAGCACCTAGCTTAGCACCGTCTTCGTGATATTCAGTTTTCCAGTAAGGCCATTCAAGCTTGTCGAATACTTCCATCTTCACCAGCATCATGCCATTAGCACCCACTTGGGTTTTAAACATTTCGTCTGGTAATTCGTCAATATCCATAAGACTGAACTTTTCTTCGTCCCTACTTGAACTTAAACACCACTTCAGCGATCCCTTTTGAGATGCTGGATATACCCCGCAAACAATATCCTTGTCATGTTCGATAAGCTTCTTGAGGGTATCTGGCCCTGTAAGAACGTCATAATCAACAAAAAGGATATGTGTTGGCCTTGGCTCTACCGCTTTCGCTAGCTTAACAATCTTGTCGTAACCAATCTCAGGTGCGTCGCTCGCTGGGTAATAGGTCACAACATTCTTTGCCTGCCAAGATTCAAGCGAGCCAACAGTTCTTGCGTCAGCCCTGAAACTTGTCGGCAGTGGACATCCAACAACAGTAAACGTATCTTCAAACTTCATGCAATCTCTCCATTAGGACGGTCTAAATATTAGATTCAGCAATCTGCGTGTTGTAGCTAGAAGCTGCGCCATTGTCAAGCCACGCGTTAATAGTGCCAGCAGTCAGTGCAGATGAACCACCGATAGTGTAGAGAACACCAACATACCTTTCAGAGTCCACTTGGTTCGGCAAAGGTATTTTAATAACCTCTGCTCCGGCAGTCAATGCGGTCTGGGCGATTGCTGCGGTCTGCCAAAGAACATTTGAACTTCCATCAATAGTTGCGTCTGTTGCAGACTCGTTGCATAGAGCGACCGTCAGCGTGGCATCAGAGTCTGAGTTTATAATAGCTTCTGTTCCGACCTTAACATTCAACCACACAGGATTACCTGCGCCAAGGTCAACATCAGAAACTACCATATCTAGTACATTAGTTGCAGCAATAGAACCTGTGCTTGTTGTAGCCCCAAGGTCTTGTTCTTCACTGAGTTCTAACATTGCATCAAAAATAGCCATAATAGGCTCCTTTCTTATTTAGCTGAGGTTTCCTTCAGCGTTGGTAATTGCGTCACATCGACGTACTGGCATATCAAGGAAGTACATCTGTGGTTTACCGAACGGATTCTGTTCAGACCAGTGGACGTTTGTTTTGTCCTTGGCCAGAATCTGAAGCTGGGTAAACACGGTTTCGTTACAGTACATATATACCGTATCGTTGCCCTTGAAGTTGTTGCGAATCTGGATGATTTTGTCTTCATCAAGAGTGTTTGTTTCGCCGTGAACGCTGTCGATGTTAGCCAGACGTTTGACGCAACGACCATCTTCAACACATAGACCAGTGTTCCATGAGAACTCAGTTTCGTATGCGTACAAGAATGAACTGTTGTCGCCAGCTACACGCTGTAGACCCTTGTCCTGTTTCTTCAGTCCGCCACCGTCCATATTACGTGGGTGGATGAGGTATACACCATCGGCACGCCACTGAACAAAGTAGATTGAAGTGCTATCATTGTCATTACCAGTGTTCCCATTGCTTATGCAGTACTTAGTCTGGTCTGTACTCAGTGAAGCAAGACGGTACTGGAATCCAGCAAACTCTTCTGGGGGTGCTACTGCCGGAGATACTGCTCCGCTAGCCACATTACCCATTAGGGTATTTGCGATTTCCTGACCCATGCTTTCGATGTAAGCACGTTCCTGGTTAGCACGATACTTAGCAGGGTTTGGCTGTAGGTTCATTACATCTTCAGGACAAGAGTAGCGTGCCTTAAGCATACCAATCTCTTCACGTGCCTGAGAGGTTAGACCTACAGTTGCATCCCAACCATTACCAACTTTAATCCAGTTGGCTGCTGGCAGAGATGTTCTACGGGTTACAACGTGCGATGTAATATCGTTACCACGCTGAATAATCGCATCTGCGACTACATCATTAGTTTCATTCAATACTTCTGCCACATCAATGATCTCATTGTTATGAGTCTGTTTAGCGGCACCTAATAGGTTTTCCCTACTGGTTACTGTGTTAGTAGCCATTGTTAAACTCCTTAGTTATTGTTAATTTCTGGGTGTAGGAGTTACCCCGCACGGGGCTTCTACTGCATTTAAAGTCTGCTAGACTTGGTTTTTGCAGGCTCCTTAGAGTTCCCTGCCCTTCATACTATTGCTTTACCCTTGCGGAGCGTTAGTACTTAAATCCTTGTGCTTCAAAGTATGCTCTTGCCTTCTGACTTTCCTCTCCTTCACCGAAGCGATACATCTCTGGAGAGTTGATATTAGCAGGCACATAGTCACCTGTTGGTTTTGGCTGTTCGCCTTTTACCAGTGTATCCTCAAGTAACTGCGACCCAATAGCGTGCATAGCCTTGATGAATGTCAGGTTGTTGTCGAGGTTCTTATTCGTCATCACCTCGGTAAAGCTTTCCTTCATATCTTCTGGTACTAATTCACGAATAGCACGCTTACTAATCTCAAGGTTCTTCTCGTAGTTGCCAGCCCATTCACGCTGTAACTCTTCGACTGTAGCCTGTGACTCGCGTGTTTCGGCCTCTGCCTTAGCCTCTGCCTGTGTAGCCTGAATACCGATATACTTCTCGATAAACTTATTAAACTGCTGGTCGCTTACGCCTTCTGCATGAGCAACTGCCGCCATCTGGCCTAGGAAATCTTCATCAAAGGTTTCTCCCTCTGGGAGTTCTGGTCTTGTATAACCCTCAATAGATTCTGGCCTACCAAGCTTTTGATAGAACGCACTCTTCTCTTCTGGGGTTGACTCGTCTGTGGGTAGTTTTATACGCCCACCCATACTCTTCTCTAGTTCACGATAGCTGGCTATGGCGGAGTCTGCACTATCCCAGCCTTTTGTTGTTACGAACTCAGCGTTATCTGCCGAGAACCATGTCGGGTTATCTGCTGTTAGCAGGCCTTCTTCACTCATTGCTTCTCTCCTGTCTGTACTGTATTTAATAGGGCATTGACGACATCAACCGATTTGTTGGCATCAAAGCACCCGCATTTACATAAAACTGTCTTCATAAAGTTCTCTACTGCTTGCTCTTCTGTTGTCTTGTTATAGGCAAAATACTTAGCCTCACATAGCATATTAGCAAGAACCCTACGCCCCGCATCTGTCTTAAAGGTCTGTCTATAGATTACTTGAGTCGCATCTTCGGTCATACTGCCCCTCCAATCGCCTCCATCGGCGAGTTAGGCTCTGCACCTTTAGCAAGGCCGGGGGCTACTTTTGCTGCCTCTAACATAGCCTGTTGCTGTTGTTGCCGTTGTAATGCCTGTTGCCTTCCAAGCTGTATCTCTGCTCTTACGTCCTTGGAGTTAATCAGCTTCTGCGGGAATGAACCTGCTTCGACAATAGCTTCTGCTGTTTCGTCCTTGTTGATTACGTCAAGCATCTCAGGGCC